ACTTCCTAAATACACAATCTGTCCAGTTTGATATGTTTTATGGTCTTTTTTATGAAAATGTCCAGATATAACCGTCTTAGCTTTTTTTAAAAGATTTGAATATGACATTCCATGCTCACATATTTTGTAAGAATTCATATGGAAAGAATTAATTTCAAAATGACCAAACATAATATCAACTTTTGGCATTTGGTCTATCTCAACGCCCCAAGGTATCAATGATACTTTTTTATTATTAGCTTCTATGACAAGTGGATCTTTATCAACAACTGTTATATTGTTCCAACCATCTAACAATGATATCGAATTTATAACGCTTGTGTTTTTTAAAAAACAATCATGATTACCAGCTGAAATTAGTATTTTAAAATCTTTAAAATAATCAAAAAACTTTTTTGCAATCGACAATGTTTCTACTGAAATTTGACTTCTATTGTGAAACACGTCTCCTGGTATTATTATTTCATCTATTTCTTTTTCTCTATATAGAGAAGATGCCCATTCAGCAAAATCCAAAGATATTTTATGCCACATTTCACCATCTTGACCAAGACCAAGATGTATGTCGGAAAAACATCCAATTTTTTTGCTTTTAATTTTCATCAGTAATTATTTTTTTTCTTTCCGTTTTTATTTTTGTTTAAATTGCTTACACAACCAGACATGAACATTAGCTCTTCTTTGTATTTTTCGTGAGTTTCGTGTATGTGTTTTTCTTTTTTAATTCTATTTCTAAAAGCATTAAATGCTATTCTTGTAAAATAAGAGAACGGGTTAGTTCCTTTAGTTCTGTTATATTTTTTTGAAATCAACGCCTTCATCATTCGTATGACTCCGTCACCAACCATTTCTTCTCTATAAGAATAATTGATGAAATTACTTGCATAGCTAAGTTTATGTGAAATTTTACTAACCATCTCAGCTAGTTCGTTTGTCATAACACCACTATCATAATATTTCATTATTTCCTCGTCAAACAATTTCGGCTCTACGTAAAATTTTTCTTTTAATGCTTTCTTTTTTACTTTTGGTGGAAGTTCTTGTATTTCTTTTTCTTCTTCTTCTTCTTCTTCTAATATTTCATCTGAATCTTCTTCAAATGAATCTATTTCCGAATCAGGTAAAACAAAACCATCGTCTTCTATGGTTTCATCTGTTTCATCTTCAATTTGAAGATCGTATAATTCTTCTAAATCATCTAAATCATCTTTAAATGCTTTTTTGCTATATTTCTTTTTTTTCATAATTGTAGTTTTCTTTTTTGTAAAGTTCTGTTCTTTCTTTTAAATGTGTTATTCCATATTTTGTATTATCTGCTATGTCGATTATGGCTGCCATTTGCTTTGTAGGGTGCAATCTTAATGCTCGACCAATTGACTGCATTATTTTGATTTTTGCTTTTCCAGCAGATGCAAAAATAATGTTATGGAGGTTTGGTATGTTAATACCAGTACTAAAAATTTTTGAGACAGCAACTGCAACAACGTTACTTTTTTGTTCCATAAGTTTTCTTATTTGTTCTCTTTCTTCCATTTCGGTGGAACCTCTTATAAAATATATAAGTTTTTCATCACCACACATTTTTTTAAGTTCATTTTCTAAGTTTATACCATGGTCAATTCTATCGACCATTATTATTGTGTTATTTTTAATTTTGTGTGCTATTTTTGCTATAATTTCATTCCGTCTTTGATTGTTCATCAAATAATCTATCTCGTTTGAATACGCCTCAGTTGGATTTAATGGATTTGGTGTAAATCTAGGAGGATTTTTGTGATTAATGTTTAAAACAATAATTTTAAAATTAGAAACATATTTTTTAATTTTTAAATCTTTTGTTTTTTCCTCATATAGAATAGGTCCAATTTTGCCTATTATGTTCCATTCATCCAATGGTGTACTTGGTAAAGTTCCAGTAAACCCAAATATATAATCAGTATTAATTAAATTAAAAATTTTGTTTATTTCGTTGTTTTTTCTCACAACATGAGCTTCATCAACTAATAATATTTTAACATTTGATAAAATAGAAAGATCTGTTTTATCACTCAATAAAAATTGATTTCCTGCTATTATGGTAGTTGCTGAGTCATCAAGTTTATTGTTACCAGACCATTTAGTTACTTTTTCGATACCATATTCCTCAAAGTCTTTTGATGTTTGTTCTACAAGTTGTATGGATGGTACTAAAACCATTGCTAGTGCATCTGGTTGATTTAAGCTTTTGCGAATACTTTCTATTATTCCAGCCATAATAAGTGTTTTACCACCAGCTGTTGGAATAATAACCAAGCCTCTACCATTTTTAAGAGCTAACTCTATTGATTTTTGTTGATGTTCTCTGTATATAAGATTTTTAAATGTTTTAATTTGTATATTACCAATAACTGGATTTATTGACTTTAACAAATCATCATCTATTGAGTATTTTATTTGATTCAAATCCAAAAATTGGATTATATTTTTTAACATTCCAATCTCAAATTTTCCCGATTGTGTTATTGCGTAGAGTCTTCTTTGTGAAAATCTATTGTTTCTTCTACCAAATGCTTTATTTGGGACCGAAAAGTATTCTCTTATCAAATTTAAAGTATCTATATCTGATAATATCTGACCGTTTTTATTATTCTTTTTAAAATTAACAATCATGTTACTTCTAATGTCATTATTTTGGTGGCATTTCCAATATCATAAGTTAATGAAGACATTATTTTTTCAACTTTTTCTAAATACTCTATTATTAGATCAATTTCTTTTAAATCTTGATTTATTTTTCTAATTGTTTCAGAAGATTCTACTTTTGCAGTTAAAGCAGCTTTTGGAATTCCAGTAGGAATTCCTTTTTCAGTTAAAGTTTTTAAAACATCTTCCTTTAAATCTATTTTTTTCTGTTCAAGATTATTTTTGTTTCTTTTTTGTGTAATTAACCGAGACACCCATTTGTGTTTTATTGCAGGAAGAGACAATTGTTTTTCTAAGATGTTTATTTGGTCAAACTTAACATCTTCTTGTATTTCTTCCACGTATTGATAAAAGAGGTCCATAAGTATATATGTTATATTATAATATATGTTTAATAAATTTCAAACTTTAATATCTAGTATTTTGGAAAATAGTAGTGCCACTGCATTTGGGACACCGGCTATTGGTGCTGAAATATCAAACCCAACGTCTATAAACCCTATTGGTGGGTATACTGATAACATAAAAGGTGCAATGGCAACTGCATTGCCAAATAAAAAAAGCAAAAAGAAAAAGAAAAAGAAATTTTTTCCTAAAGTTATTCGTAGACCAAAACCATCAATGTAATGGAAACTGGACATTGGATTTTAAATGAAAACGTTTTAATAACAGAAGAAACGTTTGGTTTTATATACGAAATAACGAATAATATAACAAATAAAAAATATATTGGTAAAAAACAATGTATTTCAAAAATTAGAAGAAAACCTTTAAAGGGTAAAAAAAGAAAAAGAATTGATTTTAAAGAATCGGATTGGAAATCTTATACAAGTTCATCTAAAGATTTAAACGAAGATATTCAAAAATATGGAAAAGAAAATTTTACATTCAAGATAATGAGAGTGTGTGATTCCAAATGGTCATTGGCCTATTATGAGATAAAAGAACAAATTGATAAAAACGTTCTTCTTGATGAAAATTATTATAATGGAATTATTAATGTCAGAATTGGCACCCCACCTAAAGATGAATTGGTAAAGTTTAAAAATATTGTAAATATATAAAATATGGGTCGTTGTATATACTGTAATTCTACTTCTTATGGGAAGCCTTGTTTGTTTTCTTCTACAAAAACACACGTCCATTTTGATTCACCAGATAAATGTATATATTGCGGTTCCAAATACTTAGGTGGTGGTTGTTTATATAACCCTTTTGGTAAATCACACGTTAGAGGTCCAGAATTTTTGGCAAATGTAAAAGAACATACCGAAAAATCGGTTGTTTTGAATTATTTGTTTGAAAATTTAAACATAAAAGACAATGATTATGTTTCTCCGTTAAATAGATTCTACAAAAGAATGTGTGGTATTATCGCATCAGCTAGTCAATCGTTAATGGAAGCATTGAGCATTCACACAAGACCAACTTTTGCAAATCTATCAAAAGAACAACATTTGAAAGTATTTGAGATTAAAAAAAGATTGTCTGTACAATATAAAGAAATAACCGAAACAGTAAAAATGGCAAATCTAAGTTTACCACAAGAAATCGTGGAAGAAGTTTTGATTGATGCTATACTGGATAGTGGTGAAAAGAAGTAATAAAGATTATTTCATATATTATTTAAAAGAGAATGTGTTAATTTTTGACGTATTCGATTATATTGAAGAATTGGGATCAGAACTTGTTGACTACCTACATGAATGGAATATGGTAAAACAAGAAAAAATAATTTATAAGAATAAAATTGTAAAAGAGTTTTTAAATAGAAGAATTTTACAAGATTTTGAAAAATTTAATAAATTTGTTTTAAAACAACATTGTTCGACTTTTTGTTTTTTTGTTAAAAAACCAGTTTTAAATGTTTGGTGTGAATATTTCGAAGATTGTGAAAAATTTATAAAACATTGTAAAAGAATATGTAAAAACATTTTACCTAATTTTATTGAAAATAAAAATGAAAATGTTTTTCTTTTTGAAAAGATTAAAGGTAGTTTTAGTGGAATACCTTGTTTACTTCCTTCTGGTGAAGATGAGTTATTTTTGCAAAAAAATATAAAAAAATCAAAATTGCCTATTGACATTTGAATAGGTGGTGGGTAAAATAGGATGTCATCCTTTTTATATTTCTTTTATATTTCTTTTTAATAATTAATATATTAAATATATTAAAGTAAATATTAATATATGAAATATACATTAATATTGATTCTAATACTTTTGTGCGGCTGTGCGGTGTACACAGAAAAAAGAAGTGAAGCATTATCTCAAGCAGTTTATGCTACTGCTGAAAGTATAAAAAATGCTAGGTTTGATAAAGCCGGTCCATATGCAGAACAAGCAAAAAGATTGGCATATGCACCTAAAACTCAAATAACAGTTCCACCTATAATTACATCATCTACAAAAAAAATTGAAGCAATCAATAAAACGACAGTCGTTAAAAGAGGGTCTAGTAACGTTAATACCGGTTCTAAAATCAACACAAGTATTATAAAAGCTACTTCTGAAACAGAAGAAGATGAACAAGTATTAAGA